TCTAGATATTAGTTTTTATAGTGCATTACACTGAGTCCAATGGCCCGTTCATACACACTATCAACTAGGGGTGGAAATTTACTTGTAAATTTCAGCATAAGATTAGCTACCATAAGGCCTGACAGCATAAGTCTTGGTATCTTATATCTTATATTATTAATCATCCACCCACTCAACCCTTTTAGTATGTTTGCCTACTAACTTCTTAAAATAACCATAAATAGGGTCCTAAACAGACGTCACTGCTAAGATACCCTAAACAACTGAGCTATCAAGCTCTAAAGTTGTTATGGATTTATCCGAGTAGCAACCTGTGTTAAATAAACGTTTTGGTTATCTCTTAAGGGTCAATACTTTAGCAGGAGTTATAATTCCTTCTTTACTAAGAAAAGAAAAAGTGTCTTTGGAATAATTAATCTCCTTCAAAACCTAACCGGTACCATACATACCTTTCATGTCAGGGGTACCGTAGGCCTCTTTCATTGCTTGGCGGTGTAAATGCACGTGACTTTCTTCTATAAACTCTAACGTGTCATCCCCTGCCTAAAAACAATGATAGTGCTCCAAATAACCATACATACGCGCTAAGGCGTAATTTAATTAAATAATACGATAAGTGTTACCCCACGTAGTCCTAGAGGGGTGTCCACTAAATACAGTACCAGTTAAAGTCATCGTTAATAAATTTAATCTCTTAGGTATTTACTACTTGTTAGTATACTTCTTTGGCAACTGGTAATTTATCACCATATCCATCTAACAAAGTGCCTTAGTAATGATCTTCTGATAGCCCCGACCTAAACCCAACCGACTCAAGATTGGTGCAAGTTAACATAACACTTAACTATCAAACATATTAATCAAATCCGCAGATTAATGGGAGTCATGCGCACTACCATCCCTCCCGATGATTACTGGGTTTTTGAAAGTGCGATAGACATTGTTAATATTTGATTCTAATTGCTCGGGGGTAAGGCCCACAGCGAAACTGCCGTAACGATACCGACGATCCCCCTAATAACGAGGATACATACTATCTACCACCTTGGAAACCATCAGCACGTTATGCATAACCCAACCCAATACCCCTTTAACAGAAGGTGAGGGGTTCATGATGCAGCGAGGTTTATAAAAATTAGGCTCCATCAATTCTGGATATTAACGCTCCATTGACTTCATAACCCCGGTAACTCTGGTATCCAACCGGCCTACGTTCATAAATGTAGTATAACCCTAAGTATAGATAGCACGTTTACGGGGTTCGACTGTTTTAAGATATTCTTCAAACTACTTCAAATGAACATAAGGTAACGCCCTACGAAAATGATCCTCAGTAAAATTCTATACGTAAGGCAGTAACCTTTTCATATAAGCTGGCGAAGGTTAAATAATTGGGGCAGTCTGCCTACAAAATAAAGCCCAAAGTAATCCAGATGGATGTTAAGAGAGAAACTTAGGTAGAAACACTCTGTCTTAGACCTTCTTAAAGCCAGTATAGACCAATGATCTAACATCATATAGCAATTTCTTAAAATCTTATCTCATCTTGGGGAAACTAACAGAGCTACTAATCTTTTTAATAACTGCGGACTATTCTGGTATAACATTTAATAAGTCTCGTTCATGCTTATCACCTAAGGGCAACCCAGAATACTCTCCCATTATATTCAAATAAGCCATTGAACCTTTATCTACCATACCACCGATACGGTTTTCTCTAAAAGGATCGATAGACAAATCAAATTTAAAATATAAAGCCAAAGAACATACCCAACAAGATAACATACATCGTAACTATTCACAATAATAAATTGCATAATCCGCACAAGTCATGACTATGGAGTAACGTATAAATATGTATGTCAACATGATATTAACCATCATACAAACAATGTCTATCAATATCAACTTAGGGTAACCAGCAATGAATTAGCTCAATAATTACACTATCTAAGTAATGGTGAGACTATCGTCACAATTTCGCCCTACAAAAACAAAAGCGTTCAAAGCAATGGTTCCAAAAACAGCAACCCCGGGGCGAACGTAACGAGAACAAAAATAAGCTATAATGAACCCAGAGAACAAGTAAAGTTATATCAATAGATAAAAGAATGACAAGATAACTAGACTTAGCCTACGATATGCAAGCAAATTTTATATACCTCCAATCTTCCGACGAGTCTTATCATAAAACCATTAAACAATTCGATCCCTCATGACAAACAGATAGTTCTATAACAAGAGTAGGAAAAACGGGATAAAACCCTAGGACCTGGCATACGAATCCTAGTGATTCTAGACGACCTCATTGACATGGGAGTGATATGCATCCTTGGCTTCACCAGCTGACAAACTTTCTTTAGTACAAGCCTTGTAAAAGGTCTAGAATTGGGATAAATTCGGGTCAAGACCCATCAGAATCCCATCTGATACCTAATTACCGGCACACCAGTCAACCAATAGTTCTGTGGCTTCAGGATTCACATTAGTAGTCAGACTCATTTTTGTTTCTGAAATCAAATTCATCGCAAGTAATTTGGGATCAAGGATTGGCCGCCGAATTTCTACTTTATCTACAACATCCTCAGACACTATTCCAGAATATTTGGCTCTAACCAAACATTATCGTGATTTTGGTCCGATATTAACTGACTTCTCCATGGTATAGATAATGCCATTCAAACTAAAGGTTATCATGTCATGGGGGATATAACACAAACTATGTTTATAAACTTTATTATTCCCACGTGGGTAATTCTGCACAACACCTTTTTGCACTGAACAAAACCCCTCTTAATCAAAGTATTTATAAACTCCGTCTTAAGACGGCACGGAATTATAAACGAGGTAGGCGCAGTTATCGGGGTACTAACTAAGATGGACTTCCAGAGCCTGTTGCACCCCTGGGTAATAGATAGCATCCACAATAAGGAGATCACAAGCCACTCCACTTGACCAGGTATTATCACATGGCTTACTACTTCGGCTGGTGATAGGATAATAAGCAACATTGGCATACTATCGATGATAGTCCTTATCACAATCGAAAATATGAGGTCTGGTATAACTATACTTCCCTTTAAACTAACTATCAGCCAAATATCGGGTAGTTTTATGCCACTTGGCAGCAATCTCCATTATATGCGTGGAATATGCCATTGCATAAAGAGCTTCTACAGTCAATGTATCTGTGACAGTCCTCAAAAAGGGATGACCTTTCCAACGACCCTCACCAGCACACTAAAAGCTTTTAGAATGAATATCTCGGCTGTAGTACTTATTAACAAATTCTTTACCCTTATGTAAGAGGTTTAAATTAGTAGAAATGTGTACCCCCTTATCTTTACCTGATGTTACATAATAGTAAGAGTCAGATTTATTATGAGCTACTGGAACAATAATGTCGTCCTTGACCGGCTCAAGGTCAAAATCCTTAACCTTGTAAGTAAATGATTGCCATAGGCCCCCGAACCAAGTATAATTCACTTCAGTAGGTGTGCCCACATTAACATTAGTATAATACTTATTAGAGTGTTTTAAAACATATTTCTTATTTTCATATGCCAATATGGCTTACAATACAGGGACACTAATGACTTCTACATTTTTCCCCTCAAGATCTTATTCTAAACAACGCATAGCATAAGGCAAAACATAATCTCTGCCCGAAAATCTAAAAATATGAGGGCTAATCTTGACGTTAAAAGCAAGAGTGTGATCTAGACTACCACTTCGAAATACCTAAATATAAGAATCACCTCGGGCTTGATACTCTATTCGCTCTGTTTCTGACGGCATAGGCACAGGATATCGCAATATAATCTCGGCACACTCATCTGGACTGAGGCTTTTACTATGTAAAATGTTAAGCCATGTACGGACTGACTTCATGGTACTGAGGTAGGTCATCTCAACGTTTTTAAAACCCTCTTCATAAATCCAGCGTTTTTCTCTAATAACGAAACGACAAATAAGTTTCTCAGATTACAAGAATTTTGCCTCAGTCTCAGTAATGGACAGACGTGGTATCTGTAATAAGAATGGGAACTGTAAATACAATTCGGGCTAAATGGCTGCAAATGTACTAAGCCATGAAATCGTAAAACAGTCAATACCATTGCTAGGCGGATATAAAACATTGCCTGAAAATTTAAAGTAAGGAAATGGTAAATTGTACTAATCTAATACAGGCGTACATGGAAGGGGCTACCAAGCAGTTACCTAGGCTGTATTTGGCATCTTATAGTCCAGAAGGCTCTTACTACGAGCTGGCCACTATGAAATCTCGTAACTAAACTCAGTCTTCCCTGCTACGACTAATGGTAACTTAGGCTGCTTAACAGGCTTATGCTTCTTTTTATATCCCTCTCCATTGCCTGAAATTAAAAATAAGTCATCAAAAGCGTCAGCATCTTTCTCCATACAAGGTATCAGACGTTAAAGCCATACATTATAAGTAACCTAAAGCAGGATAGATTAATCATCATGACCCTTAAAATAATATAGGGTATTGGTGGTATTATCCCCGTCTAAAAAAGCGATATGCATGCCAAAAACTAGAAATGCTCTCTTATTAATACCAGCTAACACTTAATATAACTTGTCGAACTAATATTTAGTTGTACTATCAGGAATATATATCACGTCGGCGATAGCGGCTAATCGTTTAAGAGTACAACGATTCTGGGGTAGTTTCAGATCTAATACACCTAGACCATAGAGATACTCCAAGAGTGACTCGGAACAATGTCCATTGTAAGGCCCGACGTATAACTTACCATAATAGCAAGCTACTATGTCAAGTATAGGCCAAGGTGTATAAGCCATGAATGCGGCATCAAAAGTTAAGCCAATATGAGACATACATTTCTCATTCCAATCAGCAATACATGCTGGTTTATTTCTAAGAGGGAAAGCAGACAATATTGGCTTAGGCGGTGTTTACTAAACAAGTGGATGGGTGACGCAAAGGTCCCCGGTCTAACACTAACTACACGCCTATTACTGATCGAAATCAACCGGGAAGACAAAATATCTAGATTGAGGTTGATCGAAAAGGGTAGAAAGGCAATAATCAAAATCATCCTCTACCTAGGAGATTTTGATGGAACAATGATAATCAGTCATTTTCTATTATATTAT